TCATAAAGGTGAAATGGTATTCTGCATGCATGGCGGCGGTACTGTATATCTAAGGACTGCCACGGATGCCGATTCAATCGTCGGGATAACGAATGTCCGCATGATTTGGGGCGATGAGGCTGGTCTTTTTAGTCTATATTTCTGGGAGAATATGCAGGCGCGGGCGGCTTTCAAGAAAGCGCAGATAGTTCTCACAACATCGCCGTATACGCTCAATTGGATCTATAAAGAAATTATCAAAATTAAAATGAAGGATGCATCGGCACGAGCCGACGTGGAGCTGGTGCGTGCGAGATCTGACGAGAATTCGTTTTTTCCAAAGGATTACTACGACGAGAAACGGCTGACTATGGACCCTCGGCGTTTTGAAATGATGTTTGGGGGTGAATGGAACAAGTTTCATGGTTTGGTCTATGACTGTTTTCACGAAGAACGTGATACGTGTGACGGGTTTCAAATCCCGGCAGATGCCGACATCATTGCCGGGATCGATTGGGGGACAACACATCCATTTGTTGTCCACGTTCGGGCGATACTAAAAAACGGGATGCAATATCAAATCGATGAGCATTACCAAACCGGACTCACAGTCACGGGGATGATCGAAATTTGCAAGAGGCTACAAAAGTTGCATGGCGTTAGTCGGTGGTACTGTGATCCGTCTCAGCCTGGGTACATTCTTGAGTTTCAGATGAATAAGCTTACCGCCATTGGCGCCGACAACGACATCCGGCTCGGTATTGATCGGCACTATGGACTAATCAAACAGGGACGTTTCAAAATGTTTCGCGGAGTGTGCCCGTACACTCTTGACGAGATGTCGATGTATCGCTACCCGGACGATGACGACAAAGCGGGACCAAACAAAGATATTAAAGAAAGGAATCCGGTGAAACAAAATGATGACGCAATGGACGCGATGCGCTATGTGAGCGTCCATACGTATAGACATAACGAGTTGCAACCGGTTATACTATCAGATAGTCTCTCAGGAGTAAATCATCGGGAATCGAGGAAAGATCACGACATCCGGCTTCGCACGGTGAAAAAGACAACGTCGGAAAATTGGAGTTGATCATTGCCTATATACCCTTACTCGTGCAAGGACTGCGGCTTTGATTTTGAAATAGCGAAGCAACTTGCAAACATTGACTTTAACGAAAATTGTCCCGAGTGCCGAGGAGATTCCCGGCGGAACATTTCGAAATATGCTGCATTCTACGGTGCTAGCGATTGGGATAGTGATAAAATTGATCCAGCTTTTGGGGTTAGGGTGACTGGCTCGGCTCATAGGAAGCGCCTTGCAAAAGAGCGTGGCTGGACTGAAGTTGGGAACGAGGATGTTAACAAGTTGGCGGATATTGCTGATAAAGACTTAACCAAGAAACTCGACGAGAGTTGGGACGGGATAAAAGTTTGAGTAACGGCACCGGATTGCTGGCAGAGCACGAATCCCGTGAGGGTACGGCTAATGAGTCGCGCGACAATCATATGCCGCAGATGTCTTCCGAAGAACAAAAAACGGTCAAGCTAGGTATGCATCTTTGGCATAAATCCAAGCGACATCGCTCTAAGTACGACAAGGATTGGATCAACAATTACAAATTTTATCGGGGTGATCAGTGGTCCAGGAAACGTCCGAGCTACCTGCATTCGGAAGTAATCAATTTCGTGTTTCAGACAATTCAGTCGATGGTACCGATCATGACTGACGCAAGGCCGAAACCATCGTTTTTGCCGCAAGATCCGACGGATCTAGAATTTACTGAGGTTTTAAATGATGTATTTGAGTCTGATTGGCAAAAAGGCAATTGGCTACAAGTTGTGGCGGAGGTCATATATGACGCACATTTTTATGGCACTTCTTACTCATCCGTTAAATTTAACGCTGACGGCGATTACGGTCTTGGGCGTATTGTCTATTGTTCGGAAGATCCTCTTGATTGCTATCCTGATCCCGATGCCAATGACATAAACGACGAAGACGGTAAGAGCACGAGTTTCGTTACGGCTATGCCGGCGGATTTAGAAAAGCTTCGGTTGAAATACAAAGGGCACAAGTTTGAGGCGGCACTTAAGTCTGACGTGGATGATTTGTCTGAGTCAACCATGAGCAAGACATCGGCCGGGCGACGAACTTTCGTTCGTGATACAAACTCGGAGTTGCCCACGGTCAGGGCATTCAGTGATGAGGAATTCGGCAGTGATGCCAGGGCTCTTGTGATTACAGTGTACATGAAACCTTCCGAAACTACAGAATATCGCGAAGACGTTGTGGCAGAAGACAGCGGCGGAATCTCAGTACAATTTATTACTAAGAAAAAGTTCCCCCGCGGCAGGAAACTTGTGATCATTGGCGGCTATCTTTTCGAGGATCAACCACACTTGGATAACGATGACGGCAGGTTTCCGTTTCAAAAACTGGTTAATTACATCCTCCCGCGGGAATTTTATGGGATGTCTGAGATAGAGCAGCTGGCATCCCCGCAAAAGATTTTTAATAAATTGATCAGTTTCACCTTGGACGTTTTGACGCTCATGGGTAATCCCGTGTGGTTGATACCGACTAGTAGTGGTGTGAAACCAGGTAGTTTCCACACGGCGCCCGGTATGCAAATCCCCTATGATGGCGCCGAGCCGCCGCGGCGCGCCGAGGGCACACAACTTCAACCCTACGTTATGCAGATGATCGATCGGGTAGAAAATTGGTTCAATTCAGTCGCCGGCAGTTCAGATATAACGAGGGGCATTACTCCCGGCTCTGTGACTGCTGCTGCCGCAATTGAGAATCTTCAAGATGCAGCAAAAACTCGGATTAGACAGAAGATGAGGCAACTCGATGGATATCTTGTCCAAGTAGGCTCTCAGTGGGTTCAGCTGGCTTTGCAGCACTACGATGTCCCGAGAATATTCCGGCTCACTAGCAAAGAGGGTATGGACAAGTATTTCAAGTTTCACACTCAAGCTGCGGAAGATGAAAATGGGCAGCCGCTCATAGGCGATAATGGCGATCCAGTTCGAATGGCCGTGATCACTAAATTTAAGACCGACGACGCGCTTGGTCGTATGGTGCCAGATGAAACTAAGAAAATGGTAATTCGCGGTGGATTTGATGTGAAAGTTAGCACAGGATCCGGATTGCCTTTTGCAAAAGGTGAAAAAGAACAACGCCTGCTCCAACTTTACACTAGTAATGTGATCGATAGGCGTGCTCTACTGGAGCACATAGAATTTCCAAACTTTGAACCAATTTTGCAGCGTATGGAAGAGGCTGAGAATGCTGTCCAATCGCAAGCACAGGGAGCATGATATATGCCGCAATTACCGACAAAAGATCCGAATTCAGTAGTGCAACCAGACGGGGAAGATCCGAATTCTGCGCCGGCAGAAGATTCTAACGGCGCCCCTGGCGGAGATGACGTTATCGGTCTCATCAAAAATATTGGTATGGGAATGCAGATGCTAAGTGAAGTTATACAAGGCTCAGGAATGCCGGGGCCAATTATGGAAAAAGCGCAGGCGCTACTCGCCGGGTTCGACAGTTTGGTTGGTGATTTAAAAGGCGGCTCTCAGGAAGGCGGCTCTCAGAGTACTCCTCAAATGGGATCTCCTGAGTCTAGTGGCAGAACGTCGGCTAGTCCTGCTAATCCTGGAATGCGTGGATAATTTATTAAATAAGGTGTGGTATGCCGGAACAATTAACAAGTGGGGAAATGCTTGAAGCGGTTTCAGCAATTGAGGTTGATGCTGATGAAAATCAAAACAAAACCGTTGGTCCGGTTAACGGATCAACACCTAATTATGGGCTCACAACCCAAGAATTTCTTGATTTACAGAAATCCTGGAATGCGTGGATAAATTATTAAATAAGGTGTGGTATGCCGGAAGAATTAACAAGTGGGGAAATGCTTGAAGCGGTCTCAGCAATTGAGGTTGATGCTGATGAAAATCAAAACAAAACCGTTGGTGCGGTTAACGGATCAACACCTAATGATGAGCTCACAACCCAAGAATTGCTTGATTTACAGAAATACGGAAAGCATTCTGTCGAGTACAAAGCCAATGGCAAGATGGTCCGTGAATCGCTTGAACAGGCTCTCCAGCGTAGTTCTCAGGGCTATAACTATGCCCAACTAGTAAATGAATTTGGGCAAAAAGAACCAAGTTACAAAAAGCAAATTGAAGAGTTAACCGGTAAGGTCACTGGGCTTTCTAAATGGGAACAGTTTGACAAGTACGCACTTGAGAATCCCAAGTGGGCCGAATATGTCTCGAACATGTGGGATAATAAGGCGCAGTATAGCAATCCTGATTTAGATCCTGATGATCCGGTGACGAAGAAAATTGCTGAGATGGAAAAACGTCTAGAGAGTGTTTCTAACCAGTACGGAGAAAAACTTTCTAAGTTTGATAAAATAGTCTCCGATCAGGAGACAGCGAAAATGGAGGCGGGGTTTGACAATCATATCAAATCGACTGTGGAGAAATATTCCATGTTTGATTTTGATAAGAAGGATGAGAGTGGCAAGGACGTGAAGACTTACGTAATGGAGCACATGGTTGCAAAAAACATCCCTGAGTTTGACGTAGCTTTTCTACACTTATACCATGACCAAATTGTTGAATCACGCGAACAATCTATGTTGGAGAAACACGCGAAACAGACTCAAAAGCGTACTAAAGAAGGGTTTATCGGCAAATCGTCGACACCTGGGTATGCCAACGGCAATATTTCTAACGTGTCGAGCATGGGCTGGAATGAGATTAGCGAACTAGCGAAAAAAGAAATGGGTTTAATTTAACATTACTAAACGAGGTAAATAATCATGGCAGGTCCAAATAGCAGTTTTGATCAAGTCAACGCGATAACGCATAAATATTTCATGCCCAAATTATATGACAATATATTTTTGGGACATCCGTTAATGCGCCGCGCAAAAACCAAGGGATGGTATCGTAAAATTCCAGGCGGGGAAAAAGTTATTATCCCTTTAGAGTATGCGATCATGTCATCTTCAGGCTCATATTCAGGAGCACAGACTCTTGATACGGCAGACTCTGAAACTTTTACAGCTGCCAGCTTGGATTGGAAGCAGTACTACGCTAACGTCACTATATCGCGCCTTGATGAGTTGAAGAATTCTGGCCCGGCAAAAGTGATAGATTACGTTAAATCTAAGATGAAAAACGCTGAGAAGACTCTTCGCCGTCGACTCGGGAGTTCAACTGGTCTTTACTCCGGGGGTTCAGTTTCATCAGAGCTTGTCGGTTTAGGTGCTTGGATTAATACTGACGAAACCGTTGGCGGGATTAGTCAGTCAAGCAACAGTTGGTGGGCCGCACAGGAAGACACAACTACTACCACACTAACTCTTGCTGCAATGCAAACCCGTTTCAATGCGTGCTCAGAAGATGACGAGCAACCGACTGTCATTACGTGTACCAAAGCACTTTACAACAGTTTTTGGGGGTTGCTGCAGCCACAACAACGTTTTACGTCAGATGATGAGGCCAAAGCTGGCTTTTCAAGTCTTATGTTTAACGGTGTTCCGGTGATCAGCGATACGAACGTGCCAACTGGTGACATGTATTTCATCAATGAAGATCAGATACATTGGCTAGCTCATGAGGATGAGGATTTCCGCTTTTCAGAATTTGACAAACCTGAGAATCAAAACATCATGGTTGGCCAAATTTTTTGGGCTGGCGTACTAGGATCATCAAACAACAGATACCATGGCGCATTCAAAGCAATTACGGGCTAATCAACTACTAACTTAAGAGGTACATACAGATGGAAGGTTTTAGTAATCATAGATTTGGTTCTGTGTCCATGGTCACATCTTCGCTCGGACCGAATGACCCAAAAGTTGGTGACCGTACGCGGTCAGGAGACGAAGATTATCTTTTCGTTTACAACGCGGGTAATTCGCAAATAAGCACCGGCTTCGGTGCAACAGTTTCCGCAGTAACCGGCTATTCGGTGACTGTTTCGACTACGACTAGCGTCGATGTGATCATTGGGGTTTGTCGTCACGCTACGCTGACTACGGGGACCTACGGTTGGCTCGCGACTAAAGGGTTTCTGACAGTTAAAATGGGAGCAAATAACTCTGCTGCCGCTGGTGACAACTTGACAATCGGAACTGACGGCGCATTTGCTTCTGTCCAGTCTGGTATCGCAAACTACGGACAGCGTCTCGGTAAGACAATGGGCGCGATAGCGTCTGGTGCTACCGGAGATGCTTTTGTTAACGTATTGTAGGGGATGTTAGCACAATTGGAAGTTGCACGAGCAATCAAAACAGTCGAGATGGTTCTGGAATATCAACCGATCATTCCAGGACCCCCTGTTCCAAAATCATCTCTGTACGCCAAGGCGTGCTCGAACGATGTTGGGACCGTCGACTTTTGGCATAAAACATGGATAGACAATATCCGCGCTAATAAGTTGAGGTATGGATCGTTTAAAGATCACAGTGCAGGGAAGTTTTATGGCGACTACCGTTACCAGGTAGCGGTAGTTGCGGGCAGTGGCCCATCTCTAAAACGGAATGCTCACGATCTAAAAAACCGTGGCAATATTCCTTTGGTCAGTTGCTTGCATAACTTTCATTTGTTTGAAGACTTGGACTTGAACACGGAGTTTTATATTAGTCTTGACGCGGGCGAGATAACCGTGGATGAAGTTTCCGAAGGTGGTTCTCATGCACCAGAATGGTACTGGGAGAGATCTAAAACAAAGAAGCTTCTCTGCTACATCGGCACGTCGCCAAAATTGCTTGAAAAGTGGCAGGGCGAAGTTTATTTCTTCAATGCTCCGGTTCCTGATACAGCATTTTTGAAAGAACAAGATGAAATTGAAAAGTTTAATTTTTACTTTGCAAATGGCGGCAATGTTCTTGGTGCTTGCTTGTATTTCTCAAAAGCGATTCTTGGATGTGGATCTATTATTTTTGTTGGCGCTGATTTTAGTTTCGGCTATCCAACTGTGAAAGACAACAAGGTTCAAAACAAGTTTCATGGTTGGGATTCTAAGTACGACGCCGACATCGGGCAGACGCAAAAAGTAGTGGACATCTACGGCAACAAGGTTCATACGTGGCCGTCATATTACAATTTTAAGAATTATTTTGATTACATTGCTTGTCACGTCTCGGGTGAATACGTTAACGCCAGCGAAGGCGGTTGTATGGGTGCTTACGCCGACGGGAATATCAATCAGTTTAAGTACATGGATTTATGCGATGTGCTAAGA